CCCTTTCAGCCCCGAGGCGTACGCCTACCAGCTCAACTCCCCCCTGGTCCCGGGCGATGCCGAGTCTCAGCGTCGGCGGCTTACCGCTGAGGAATCCGCCGTGGAGAATCAGAGGCGTCTGGGTTGGGCCAAGTACACCGCCTTCACGAACTATCTGGAGAGTCAGCTTGTGCAGCGAGGGTTGACATCCCTTGATGATGTTGGCGCTGAAGACCTGGCGAACCAGCGAAAGGGTTTCATCACTCTCTTCGGCGAACCCATGATCAACGGACAGGCGAACCAGTTCTATAACGAAGCATGGTCAGAGGATTGGTTCTCCTTCGATGCCAGGAAGTACGAGAGGTTGATTCCTGCTTTGGAGCAGGTGGCGAATGAGGTGCTGGCCCGTGATCCCGAACGCACTGACATGCGCTCGTACCTCGTGTACCTGGAAGGCCGCAGGCAGGTTGAGCAGGCTCTCAGCGAACGCGAATACTCCACTCTCGGCGCTCAGGCGAATGAGGATTTGCGCCGGGGTTGGTCCGCATTCGTCGGCGGCCTTATTGAGAGGGATACTACGTTCGGAGACCTTCACTCGCGCTATCTGGCGCGGGATCTGGGGGTTGATGTCCAGGAAGAGGCTGCCCTGGCAGCCGATGAAGTGGCGGTGGCGTAATGGCTCTCACGATGGGCGGTGGCGGTGGCGGTACGGGCCTCACGGAAGAGGAGCTTGCCGCCCTTGGCCAACTCGGCTCGCTGACTGGTGGCGGGGCTGCCGCCGAGGAGGAGAGCGCCCCTACCATCTACATGGGTACCGTCATCGAGAAGGTTCAGGTTGATCCCACTCTTGGCTATGGCGGTCTCTTCGGGAACCAGAACCTCTCTCCCTCCCTGCCTCGCACAGAGACGAATCGCTCGGACCGCTGGCTCACGCCCGAAGACGCTCTGGTGGAGTTCAACAACTGGAACGACAAGACCAGGGCCGACTTCATCGCTCAGGCTAAGGTCGCTGGCCTCATAGATCCCGAAGGTGGTCTCATCGAGGGCGCCCGCCTCTGGCGAATGCTTGTCGAAGAGGCGCAGTACTACGGGATGAACGACCAGAAGGTCAGCCCATGGGACATCCTCACCTCCTACGTCAAGTCCTCCGGCGGGGAGGACGCCGTCTGGCAGGCTGACCCGAGCAACCCGGACTTCGAGGTCAATCGGTTGACCGGTGAGCGCCGTTACACGGGCCCGGAATTCCGCACCACATCTGAGACCAGGGTGGACTTCTCCGACCCGGGTACCGCTCGGGCCATTGCCACTTCAGTCTTCCAGCAGATGATGGGGCGCGACCCTGGGGCGGGCGAGCTGGAGCGCTTTGCCAACGCCCTACACGAAGCCGAGCAGAGCAATCCCGTCGTCGCTACGACGACCACTCAGTACGACCCTGTCACTGGCGAGGCCATCGGGTCGGATACCAGCACCGAGGGCGGCATGAGCGACGCCGCCCGGGAGTTGCTGGCCACGGACCAGGTGAAGGGCAAGAAGGAGTACGCGCGGTACCAGGCGTCCACCACGTACGCCAACGCCCTGGAGAGCGCCGTGTGGAGCGCTCCGGGCCTTGGGGGCGCCTGATGCCCGTCTCCGGCTCGGACATCGTTGACACCGCCAGGGAGGCCCTGGGCACCCCGTACGTCTGGGGAGGCAACAGTCTCTCCTCCGGCGTGGACTGCTCCGGCTTGGTCCAGCAGGTCTACGCCGCTCACGGCATCGAGCTACCTCGCGTCACCTACGACCAGATCAACGTGGGCAGCTCGGTGCCCATCAACAAGCTCCGCGTGGGAGACCTCGTCTTCTTCGACACCGACCGGTCCTCGAAGGGGCCCGATCACGTCGGCATCTATATAGGCGGGGGCAAGTTCATTCACGCCCCAAAGCCGGGCGACAATGTCAAAATCTCGTCCCTGGGGGACAGCTATTACCAGGACCGTTGGATGGGGGGACGCAGAGTCTCCGGAGTCCAGACCTCAGCCGGAGGCGGAGGAGTCTCCGAAGCCCCCGCTCCCATCCTCGACGACACCGAACTCGCCGAGCGATACGGAATGTCCGTCGCCTTCTTCAACTCCATCCCGGAGCTAGAGAGCCTCTTCGAGCAAGCAGTAGACGGGCAGTGGACTACCCAGCGGTTCGCCGCTTCCCTCAAGCAGACCGACTGGTGGAAGGAGAACTCCAAGAGCGTCCGCGAGATGCAGGTGCTGGCCGCGACAGACCCGGCCTCCTACAGGGCCTCCATAGAGGCCCAGAGGGCCCTTCTGAGGGACGCTGCGGTACAGATGGGAGCCATCCTTACCGAGCGCCAGTTGGACAAGCTGGCGCGGGATTCTCTGGCTTACCAGTGGAACGAAGTCCAGATCCAGAACTTCCTTGGTAGATACATCGATTTCCGCAAGGATGGCACCCTCGGGGGACAAGCGGGTACGGCCGCCAATGAGATCACTTCCCTGGCTTACAACAACGGCGTACGGATCTCCGAGCAGACAGTCAAGAACTACGCGCAGTATGTCGTGCGCGGAGTCTCGACCATGCAGGAGGTCGAGAACAACATCCGAGAGCAGGCCATCGGGGCCTTCCCCGGCTTTCAGGACCAGATCAACGCAGGCGCCACGGTCCGGGAGATAGCCACTCCGTACATCCAGATGATGGCGGAGACGCTTGAGATGCCTGACTCGGACCTGGATCTCAACACGAACCTCGTCAGGCAGGCCCTTAACTCCAAGAACAGCAAGGGCGCTCCGGCGCCCATGTCGCTGTCGGATTTTCAGGTCCAGCTTCGGAGCGATCCTCGCTGGCGCGAGACGAATCAGGCTCGCGAGACCGCTATGTCCATGGGGCGGCAGGTACTTGCTGACATGGGGCTCATCCCCTCCGTCCAGGAGGCGTGATGGCCATCAACTTCAATCAGTTCTTTCGGGCCATCGCTCAACAGGAATCTGGCGGCTCCTACTCCGCCGTTGGCCCGGAGACTGCATACGGTCATGCGTATGGGAAATATCAAGTCCTGGAAACCAATATCGGGCCATGGACGGCCCAGTACTGGGGGAAGCGGCTCACGCCTCACCAGTTCCTGAACAGCCCGGAGGCCCAGGAGGCCGTAGCCTACGGCAAGCTCAAGGACTACTGGGACCGATACGGCGCCAGAGGCGCCGCCTCCGCCTGGTACTCGGGAGATCCCGACCTCCATAACTCCACAGAGGCTCAGAACGGCGGGCCGTCCATCAAGGCCTATGTTGACTCCGTTCTCAGAATCGCTCAGGGAATGCCGAACAGCGCCGTGTCGTCCTCCGGGGTGAATGCGACGGCAGTCGGCGGTGGTGGTGGAGGTGGGGGCGAGGAGGAATATCGGATGACTCCCGGCGAACGCGCCGAGATGTACGGCCTGAGCCTGGGCCTGATCAGAAGCAACAAGGAGCTGAAGGCCCTCTTTGACAAGGCGGTCAAGGGGTCCTGGAGTGGTGACCGCTTCGTCGCCTCCCTGAAGAACACGAAGTGGTGGCGCGGCAACAGCCGCACAGAGCGGCAGTACATCCTCCTGCGGTACTCGGACCCTGCCACCTGGAAGCAGGACCGGAAGAACGCCGGAGTCGCCCTCAGGGCGCTTGCTGTCCAGGTGGGCCTGAAGGGCCTCTCCGGCGATGTCCTGAACAACGCTATCTACAACAAGCTCGCTCTCGGCTGGTCGGACGCCCGACTCAAGAACTGGCTTGGGGGAAAGGTCTCCCCTCACGACGGAGAGTTCCTCGGCGAGGCCGGAGAGATTCAGGATCAGCTTCAGCAGCTCACCTATCTCAACGGCGTGAGGTACTCCGGTGACTGGATGCGTAAGCGCATCAAGGCGATAGCCGCAGGCAAGGACACGATCCAGTCCCTGGAGAACCGCATCCGCAGGGATGCGGCGGCCCAGTACGGCGCCTTCGCCAATCAGATCAAGGCCGGAATGAACGTCATGGATCTGGCTGCCCCGTACATCTCCGCTGTCTCCCAGATTCTGGAGCTGCCTGACACGGACATCGACGTTTTCAACAGGCACGTCCAGAGAGCCATGTCAGCCAAGGGTTCGAATGGCGGGCAGTACCCTCTATGGCAATTCGAGGTCGATCTTCGCTCTGACCCGAAGTGGCGGCAGACCAACAACGCCAGGGAGAGCATGATGACCACGGCTCACCAGGTAGCCATAGACTTTGGAGTTGCGTTCTGATGACTACGCCACAGTACGTTCCCCCGGAGTTTCAGAACGAGATCGACATCCCCGCCCCACAGGTGAACAGGGAGGCTCTCGCTGAAGCCAACAGGAACTTCAGAAGGGCGCAGGGGCGGGTCAATGATCCTCGGATCAAGGCCATTCGCCAGAAGCTCTTCAACGACAACCTTCGCCACAGACTGACGGGCCAGGCCCGCAAGCGAGCCTTCAAGCGCCTCCGGGTACTGGAGAAGCGCCGCGAGGAAGCCCGTAAGGCCAGGGACCGCTACCGCGAGCAGCGGTTCATCCTGACCGGTCGCTTCGATCTCCTCCTTCAAGGAGAGCAGAGGGACGCCTACAGCGCCCTCAGGGCCCTCTTCAACAGCTACGGTCTGGGTTCCCTGGCGAACAACATCTACGAGTACGCCAAGCAGGGATACGGCGCTGACACGATCTCGCTCATGCTCCAGGACACCAAGGAGTACAAGGAGCGCTTCGCCGCCAACGAGGCCCGTCGAAAGAAGGGCCTGCCAGTCCTCTCCCCTGCCGAGTATCTCGCCGCCGAATCCTCCTATCGGCAGATCCTCTCCTCTGCCGGACTCCCCAAGGGGTTCTACGACAACCCGGCCGACTTCACCAACTGGCTCGCTGGCGACGTATCGCCCACAGAGATTCAGAGCCGCGTGGACCTTGCGGTCCAGGCCACGACTCAGGCGAACCCGGAGTACAAGAAAGCCCTCAAGGCCATGTACGGCGTCAACGAGACTGAGCTGACCGCCTACTTCCTGGACAAGGACCGTGCGGTCCCCCTCCTGGAGAGAAGGGCTGCTGCTGCTCAGATCGGTGCCGCTGCCCTCAGGCGGGGCTTCCAGGCGGATAGGACTGCTTTCGAGAACTACGCCACCATGGGCATCTCTGCCGACCAGGCAGAGGAGGGCTTCGCCCTCATTGGGGAGACTTACAAGCCCATGCAGGCAATCGCTGAGCGGTTCGGACTGACCTGGACACAGAGAACCGCCGAGCAGGAAGTCTTCATCGGCGGCAATGCTGCCTCGTCCACTGGAAAGCGCCTCCGAAGCCAGGAGAGGGCACTCTTCGGAAGCCGTGCTGGTGGCGCCAGGGCTGGTCTTTCTGGCGGCTACCGCCAGACCTGAGTTTGCATATTCATCCGTTGAGGAATTACCTTCCTGACAGGCGGATCGACCGGCCCCGCCTCATTAGAGGAGTCCGGTAGTGGAGCGCGAACCCTCGTCCCCGGAGGAGAAGCAGGCCACGAAGGATTGACGGGAGACAACGCAATGAGCGGTTATGGCTTCAATGACTACGAGGACAATCCTCAGTCCGCCGAGCCTGGTCCGGACCAGGGACCCGCGTGGTTCCGGTCCTACATGGACAAGGTCTCAGGGCAACTGAAGGAGCTCCAAGCGGAGAACGCAGCTCTCCGACAGGAGAAGACTCGCGGCACGGTCGAAGACACGCTCAAGGCGAAGGGCTACAACCCGAGTGCGGCCACGCTGTACACGGGCGAGCCCAGCGGTCTGGATGACTGGCTGAGCACCCACGGAGACGCGCTCGCGAAGCTCCCCACCGCCTCTGGCGAGGAGCCCGCCGAGCCCGCCCCCTCGGGGCCTCCGCCCACCACAGTCCCGGCCGAACGGCAGGACCAGATGCGCCTGATGCAGGAGGCTGGAACCTCCGGCATTGCCGCCCCCCAGGGGGCGGAAGCCGAGCTGGTGAATGCGCTTCGGAATGCCTCTCCCGAGGAGTTCGCGAAGCTCATGAAGGCCAATGGCAGCGCGCATGACTGGTCCGGTCTCCACTGACTCTTCGGACCTTTCTGGGATAGATCATGGCGAACGCCTATACCGACACAACGGCTCTGAGCAATGCCGTTCAGACCGCGTATGACAAGCTCTTCGAGTACGAGCTTCGCTCACAGCCCCTCTTCCGGGCCTTCGCGGACAAGCGCCCTGTCCAGCAGACCGCCCCCGGCTCCAGCATCGTCCTGGAGCGGTACCAGGATCTGGACGAGGCGACTTCCACCCTGACAGAGACCACGGACCCGGATGCCGTGGCGCTGGGCAACACCATCACGAAGACCCTCACCCTGGCCGAGTACGGCAACCCGGTCCTCCGGACCCGGAAGCTCAAGCTCTTCAGCCTCTCGGACGTGGACCCGGCGATCGCCAACATGATCGCCTACAACGCTGCCGCTTCCATCGACACGGTCGTTCAGACCGTGGTTCGCGCTGGGTCGAACCTGATCCAGAAGAAGGCCGGAGCGGTCTCCTACATCACCAACTCCAACGGCTCCACGGTGGCTACCACCATGGCGACGACGGACACCTACGACTCCGACATCGCCCGCCTGGCGACCACGAAGCTCCGCACCCAGCTCGCGGTTCCCCGTCGTGGTTCTCTGTACCACTGCGTCATCCATCCGGAGGTTGCTCACGACCTCCGGGAGGAGACCGGTGGGGCCGCCTGGCGTGACCCGCACAACTACTCGGCTGTCGGCAACATCTGGGCTGGCGAGCTGGGCACCTATGAGGGTGCCTACTACGTCCAGAGCCCGCGTTGCTTCAACGCGGTGGACGCCGGTACCGGCGACAACACGGTGCGGCGTTTCCGCACCTACTACTTCGGCCAGCAGGCGATCGCCGAAGCGGTCGCGGATGAGTTCCACATCGTGGCCGGTCCCATCGTGGACAAGCTCGCGCGTTTCAGGCCGCTGGGCTGGTACGGCGTCGCCGGGTGGGCCCGCTACCGCGAAGAGGCTCTGATCCGTGTGGAGACCACCTCTTCCGTGAACTCCGGGGCCTGAGATGGCTGACTGGATCTTCACTACACCGCATGTAGACGAGGGTCCAGCGGCCTGGACGAATCCGCTGTTTCTCCGGGTCAAGCTGGCCCGGGGAATCACGATTCTGGAAGGGCCGCCTGGGACCTACCGGGCGGCCCGGTTCCCTACTCAGGATGAGATCCGAGACGCCGTGACCTCCTACATGGGCGGTCACGAGTACACCGTGAATGACGCCACGAAGGCGGCTTTGATAGCCGCCGACATCGGCGTTACGGAATCGAACTTCGAGGCAGTCTGATGGACTACGAGATGTACGGGCACGATCCTCTTTGCCCGAAGGGCCCGGGGGGAAACATGACCCTCATCGAGAACGACGAAGCCGAGATCCTGTTCCGCACCACCCAGACCATCGGCATGACCGCCGAAGGCTACCAGGAGACCGAGGCCCACTGATGTGCCGGACTGGATGCCCTACCCAGGACCATCGCTCGTGGGGCGAATGCGCCAGGGCGGCGAACATGCGCATCGCCTACTGCGGAATAGGTGGTGGTGATGCCACCAAGCAGCGGCGTTGGGATTATGAGCTGGATCTGTACCGCCAGGCACGGGCTCAGGGCATTCAGCCGGACTCCACCAACCTCAACGACATCAACAAGGCACTCCGCCTCTCCGACGAGACCGGCGCCAGGTACGGCGTGGACTTCAATCAGCCCGCTCCTCTGGAGAGCGAGGCGGTCTAAATGCCCACCCTCAACGGTCTCGTAGCCCAGGTGAAACAGCAGCTCCTGGGCTACGCCCTGACCCAGGAGACGGTTTCGGAGCTGACTGTCTCCATGACGGACACGGACACGTCCTTCACCGTGGACGCCACGGATGTCCGGGGCATTGCCCGGGGCTTGGTCGAGATCGAGGACGAACTGATCCTCGTGCGTCGGTACGACGCTTCCACAGGTGTCGTGACCGTGATGGGTGGCACCAACGGCCGGGGCTACCAGGGCACCACGGCCACTACTCACGCTGAGGGATCTCTTATCACCTCGGCTCCGGCGTACCCCACGGCTCGCATCAAGGAGGCCGTGAACGACACGATCTCTGGCATGTACGCCGATCTTCCCATTCTGGCCACCACGGAAATCACGAAGAATGCCGTGGTGTATCAGTACGAGATGCCTTCGGCGGCTACCGATGTCTGGTCAGTGACTGGCGAGGTGCTCGGCCCCACGAAGGTGTGGCAACCCATGCCGAACTGGCGCTGGGTGCCGAACGCCAACACCTCCGACTTCCCTTCGGGGAAGTCCATTCAGCTCATGGACGAAGTAGTCCCCGGAATGAAGTTCCGGGTGGTGTACGTCAAGGAGCCCACAACGCTCTCCAGCGGCTCCGACGACTTCACCGTGACTGGATACCCTTCCCGCGTCTCAGACGTCGTCGTATGGGGCGCCTGTAGCCGCCTGGCGCCCGCCTACGAGGCGGGAAGACTTCAGCAGCGAGCCATTGAGGCCAACGAGCGCTCGAACTACGTGCGTCCGGAGGCGGCCCTTCAGACGGCCGCCTACTACCAGGGTCTCTACACGCAGGCCCTCGACCGTGAGCGCAAGAGGCTCCTCGAAGAGTCGCCGAACTACGTGACGTATCAGGGGAGCTGACATGGTCAATGCGTTCAACTACAGCAACACCGCGATATCCACGACCCTGAGCGCCAGCATCACTTCGGGCACAACGTCCATCAACGTGGTATCCGTGAGCGGCTTTCCCGGATCTTTCCCCTACGTCCTGTCGATCGACTTCGAGACCTCTACTGAGGAACTGGTCAAGGTAACGTCTGCCGCAGGCGCCACTCTGACGGTAGAGCGCGCATTCGGTGGCACATCGGCCCAGTCGCATTCCCTCGGGGCCGTTGTCAAGCACGTCTACAACGCGGTGGACGCTACTGACTTCCGTACGCACGAGGCTGCCAGCACGGGCGTCCACGGCATTACCGGTGCCGTGGTCGGCACGAGCGACACCCAGACCCTGAGCGCGAAGACGCTGACCTCTCCGACCATCAACAGCGCCGCCCTCAGCGGCACACTGAGCGGCACCCCTACGGTCTCGGACGCTGCCATCTTCACGGGTAACCCGAAGTTCCGGGGTGGTTCCACCTCGACCGTAGTCGCCGGAGCCGAAGTCACCTCGGACACCACTCCCCGACTTCAGGTTCAGGCGGACGGCACGCTCCTGTGGGGCCCCGGTAACGCTGCCGCCGATGTGAACCTGTACCGGGTTGAGGCCAACGTTCTCGCCACGGATGACCAGCTCCGCCTCTTCGGGGCCGCCTCTTCTGGGGACGTCTTCACCCTCCGGGTCACCGGAGATGCGGCCTCCCGCTTCCTGCTGGAGGCCGATGGGCGGATGTTCTGGGGGGACGGCACCAACGCACAGGACGTGGTCCTCTATCGCTCAGCGGCAGACACGCTGACGACAGAGAGCAAATTCTCTGCGGAAGTGGAGACGGCTTCTGACGCTTCCGTCGTCACGGCGGCCTCCGGCTGGAGCCTCTCCGACGCGTCCGCCAGGCGGACCTGTGGCGTGGCGAGCCTCAGCATCCTCCTCCAGAGGACCGGTTCAGCCATCAGCGCAACGAGCACAGGGGGCCTCTCCGGTGGGGCCGTCACCCTGGGCACGGTCGCCAGCGGATGGAGGCCCGCCGACATGTGGAACATCGACCCCCGCAGGGCCGGAGGCTCTGGCGCGGGAGATATGGACACCACAGGCGTCATGACCCTCAGGAGCTGGAACAGCTCCGGTGACATCGCCACCAACGACCAGATCCGCATCTCGGTCACGTACGTCCTGTAGGGGGCTGGAATGGCCGAACTGCCTGCCCGGATACCGTTCCCCCTCTCGGGGAGAACCGGCGCCGCCAGCGCCAACTACACCCGTGACGGCATCGCCTATGACGTGGCCCTCGGGGGACTTCCTTTCCTGATGGCGATCAATCCAGATCGCCCCCTGACGCGGCAGATGGCAGAGGTCAGGAAAGAGCAGTTCGACAACCAGGAGATCCCGGGCGAGCAGTCGCTTGCCGACTGGTGGCTGAGGAGTCAGTCCACCTTCGTGGGTGGCGCCGGTCTCCTCTACCAGGACCCGGACATCTCCAACCAGTACGCCATCCAGTACGGCGACAGCGCCGGGGTGAACCCGTGGGTTAACGGCAAGCTGACTCTCCTCAGGGCAACCACCCAGGACATCGCCGACGCCTCCGCCAGCCCACATCACGTCATCGGCTGGAGCGACGGCACAGACAGGTACTGGTCTGCTGTCGGCTCGGTGCTGAAGTCAAGCACCGGGGCCGCCACCACCACCATCACGTGGGGTGGGGCCGGAGACATCCTCTCGCTCGCCAGCGACGGCACAAACTACTACGCCGCCGACTCGACCGGCATCTACTCCGGAGCTGGGTCCGGCAACGGTTCCCTGCTGTGGAACACCGGAGACTCGGACGTGGTGATCGGCTGGGCAAAGGGCCGCCTCATGGCAGGCATCGGCCCGTCCATCTACGAACTGGTCGGCGGCTCTCCCCCGACCCTGCCCACGGCCAACTTCACTCACCTCAATAGCTCGTGGGTGTGGACCGACATTGCCGAAGGCACGAACTCCATCTACATCTCCGGCTACGCCGGGTCGCAGTCCTCGATCTACAAGTTCGAGCTGGAGACCGATGGGGCGGTCCCCACTCTCAGTTCCGGCGGTGTCCAGACGGCCCAGCTCCCCCATGGTGAGGTCGTCTACTCCCTCACCACGTACCTCGGGACTTTCGTCGGCATCGGCACAAGCCGGGGCTTCAGGATCGGGGAGATCGACGACAACGGCGACATCGTCTATGGCCCCCTTCTCATAGAGAACTCCAGCGGAGTTCGAGCTGTCGTCGGCTATGACCGCTTCTTCTTCGTCGGAGCTTCGAACGGCATCGAAGACAACTCTGGCCTGTATCGCGTGGACCTGGGCCAGCCGGTACAGAACGAGGGCATAGCCCCGAGCGTGCGATACGCCTACGCCACGGATCTCCAGGCCCATGTCTCAGGCCAGGTCGATTCTGTGACCACGCTGGGGAACTCGGCCCGCATGGTCTTCACGGTCCAGGGCTCCGGCTCCTACCTGGAGCATGCCACGAACCTGGAGACAACAGGCACCTGGACCACGGGCCGGGTTCGGTACAACACCCTCACGAACAAGATCTTCAAGTTCCTCACGGTGAGGACTCCGAGCACCGTTCAGGGTTCTCTGACCGCCAGCGTTCTTGACCCTGGTGGCGGAGAGACTTCCGTCATCACCGTGACCGGTGGCGTGAACATCACGAACGTCCTTCTCCAGGCTCCGGCTACCGCCGTCGAATGGCTTCAGCTAAAGCTGACGTTCAACAGGGACGGCTCGGACGCCAGCCTTGGCCCCGAGGTCAACGGCTGGCAGTTCAAAGCCCTCCCCGGAGAGATCCGCCAGAGGGTCTTCACCCTCCCGCTCTCCTGCTTCGATCTGGAGATGGACAAGTACGGCCAGATGTTCGGCTGGGAGGGCCGAACATTGAACCGCCTGGAGGAGTTCGAGAACGTTGCCCAGAAGGGCGACGCCATCACCTATCAGGATCTCTGCTCGGGGACTTCGTACCTCGTCCTGGTGGATGAGTACGAGTTCACTCAGCGAGTTCCCCCGGGCAACAACTGCGCCGGATTCGGCGGTTATCTGTACGTACGACTCCGCACCATCGCGGATGTCGTGGCCTAAGGAGAAAAGAAATGAGAAAAAGCCCCACTCTGCCCGATGCCTCCGCCCAGGAGGCGTGGTTCTCCTCCGTCAAGGGTCTACGACCCCAGTCCCCCGAGCCCCGCGCGCAGCTCCATCCCGCCACCGCGCACCTCCTGGAGTACTTCTTCTATGGCGATCTGCCCGAGAGGGTTCAGGAGATCGGCAAGGCATTCCATGAGCTCGCACACCAACTCGCTGGCGTCCTGCAAGGGCCCGAGGTGACCGTTGGGCTTCGCAGGCTTCTGGAGTCCAGGGATTGGATGGTCCGGTCCGCAATCGGAGCTGGCCATGGACTGATCCTAGGCGAGACGAATCATGCCGGACTGGATGCCTAGGACGGTCATCATCTCCCCCTCCACTGAGGAGGAGAGAGAAGCCGTGAGGACCGCCCAGAGGACCCTGGGGCTCGAAGGGACCGGGGACATGGACGACATCACGAAAGCCTCTCTCAGGGGCGTGCAGAGACTTCTGGGGCTACCCGTGTCGGGCGTCCTGGACATGAATACGGCAGCGGGACTGGAGCGGCTCAGGCCGCCTG